ATTAGCGCACGCAACTGGATCAGCATCGACGTAAACACCTTTCCAACCGTCTTCTAATAAACATCTAGAATGATCTAGTCCATTATTTGCACCAATATTTAAGAACTTACCGGTATTATTACCAGAAAAAAAATCTCTTAAAATATCTTCGTCGTTGTTATTGTTGTGAAAGTTTACCAAGTGAGAAATCAACCCAAAGGGATCTATCTCAGGATCGTTAGAAACACAAACGTCCGTGAATAGTTTTTCTGTAAATTTATTTTTATTCATCTTAAAGATTTATTATCCTTTAGTCTTAAGTTCTGCCAACATTTGCTTGAGTTTTGTACTCTCTACATCAGCAGTGATCTTTCCAGGTTCATTTTCTACACTGGCATCTGCATCCGGCGATGCGCCCATTGTGCTTTTGGTCTTGATGCTCTCGTAGATGCTAGGCGCACGTTTCTTGAACTCTTGATAGTCTGGATCATCTCCAAGATCACGGATTCTCAAGCTTTCCATATCAAACTCAAGATCCACTTTGTTGCCTACGCCCGAACTGCTTCGTGTTTTCATAGCCTGTATTTGATATCTACCGCGCTCTTTCATAGCACGACTTGTAAAAATGCCAAACACATTGTCGGCTGTGTTGATCTTGGAAATACCGCCTGCAATGTGGCTGTGGTCAAACTCAATTTCTTCTACTGCGGCTCTGTTCAACTGCGACGCTGTTACAAATAAGATGTTCATTTCTCTAGCTAAGTTACGCAGTTCCTCACTCACATACTTGTCTTTTACAAACTGATCATTAGGCGAAACCTTGGCACTTACTGGCATCAGCAGATCCAGGTAGTCCACACACATAAAGTCAATACCACGTCCTGTTTTGATCTGTAACTCTTTGCAGAACGCACGTATGTCGTTAACATTGCTTTGTGCAGGCAAGTATTTGATCTGCAAGTTACCTGATTTTTTCTTCATCATCTTGATCTTCATTTCCACTGTATCAAGATCTTTGAACAACTGTTTACTGGCTGTGTTAGTGAGCATGCTGTCCACACGCATAGCAGTTAATCCTTCTGAAAGCTCCAGTGTGATGTACACACCGTTCAGTCCGGCTTCCATCCAGTTGCATGCCAAATTCTGCATGAACAAACTTTTACCTGAGCCTGATCCACCAGCAAAGATTTGCAGTTCACCTCTGTTGAATCCGCCATACAACAGTTTGTCCAGTGCTGGCCAGCCTGTTGAATTCTGTCCGTTATTATCCTTAAGTGCTGCCAGTCGAGCACGCGGATCTTCAAAGTAGTCTGTGCCTAAATCCTTTGTAAGCGAAATTTGTACGGCGTCTTTGATCAGCTTTTCTACAGGATCAAACGTGCCTTTTTCCAACAGGTCAGCTGCTTTGAGAATAGCACGTTCTAACTCTTGTCGCTTGGTAAATCCTTCAAACTCCTGTAGGAACCAATCCAGATGCCCTTCGTTTATCTCTGGAATGTCTTGCAGTGTAACACCAGTTACAGCAAGCACCTGTTCACGACCGGGCAAGGTTTTGTGTTCGTTTGCATGTTCATAGATAAATTCAGCAGTTTGTTTCAATCGCTTATCAAAGTTTTCACTGTTGAAAATGTTTTGCACACGCAAAAAACTCTGCGCATCATGCATCATTATTTCCAAAAACAGTTGTTGTACTTCAGGGCTATAATCTTTCATGCGTTATTTTAGTTTATCCAATAGCGGTTTAATTGACGTTTCAAAATAATGCCTGTTACCTGCTGGTCCATGATGTCCGTGATAATCATCATCGTGATGAGCATCTAGAGGCAAATGCACTCCGGCATTTACACTGTAATATGTATTGTCAAACACAATGCAACGCTCTTGCTCTTTGGTATATTGTAACACAAATTCACTAGGGCCCCAATGATTATTTTCGTCTAACGGCTTGCTGAGATTACAGATTAGATAATTGGCTTTTCTGCTATCCAACCACTGACACAGTAGATACAGTTCTCTAAGTATTTGTGTTTCTAACCAACTTCGGTCAGCATGTATGGTTAAAAATTTGTCGTTGGCATAGAACTGTGCTGAAATTAATCCTCTATGGCATTGTAGTGTAGTATCTGTTTCCCTCCAGTTGGTTACATCAATTATCTTGGCATCATATTGAGTATCTTTGTGCTGATCAAATACTGTAACTCGCTCCAACGGAGGAATTCCTATCAAAAACCAGTCGTTCGTCCAATCATATTGGTATTCGTTCTGCATGCCTATTATCAATTGGCAAATACTATCAAAACTGTTGACCGGTCTACTTGCATTTACAATTCCTGACATCTGCAAATAGGATGCAGTAAGTCCCCAAAAACTGTCTTTAGGTGCTACACAAAGGTGAGGAGTACTGTAACTGTCGCCAAATACATATAATCTATTCATTTAATCTTCTTTTGCAATCGTTTACGGGCCATGTTAATCTTGATCTTGCCGCTCACACGGTTTTCAAATATGCTCAACAATGTAGTTAGTCGGCCATATCGGCATACTGCATCATTTACATCTTTGATGTCATCTGGCCAATCGGGTATGCTTATACTATACCCGTATTCCAGTGCACTGTCAATTAATTTGAGTCCGGCTTCGTCGTGATCGGGCACAACAATTATGTGTTTTTCTAAACTGCGAATCAGTTTACTCTGTGCTTGGTTAATTTCATTATGCAACACGGCTAGTCCACTGATGCACAGTGCATCGAACACACCTTCTACAACTATTGCATACTGCCATGAATCTCGTTGCAAGTCTGTGCCAAACACATATCCTGGTTGTGCATCTTGAATGTACTTGGGCTTGCGTCCATCGACGAAGCGTGTGGTGTGTCCTACAATGTTGTTGTCATGCGTAAACGGAATCACTACACCGTGTCTTGTTATATGCTCATGCTGTTGATACATATAAGGATAGTCTTCTGGCAAACAGCGTTCTTGAATGTACTTCCACAGCGGCTTATCTGGTGTCAAGAATTCAGCAAAATCAGGCAGGTCACGTTCCTCAAACTCTATGCTCATTAGTCGTTGAGTAACTTGAGCACGCTCGTTGGCAATACCTTCTATGCTGCGATGTCGTAGGCTTTCAAGATTGACTCGCTCTATGTCGTCTTGCGGCACACCCAACCACTGTAACAATCTTTTTGCTTTGAAGCTAAGATTCCTGCCCATTAAGAAACTGGCAGTGTAGTTGCAGTTAAAACAGTGATAACTCCAGCTGTCATCTGATACTTTTAATCCGCCGCGCTGTCGCTTGTCCTTACTTTCACCGTTGTGAACACAGCAAGGAGCATTAAACGAAACCCAACCACTGGCAGTTTGTTTACGCTTTGCAGGCAAGTATTGGAGAATATCAATCATTAAACTAGTATACTGGATTGTAACATTTGGTGCAAGTGTTTTGCTAACAGATGATAACCTTTTTTGTTTGGATGTTTACACGGGGCAGTCACATTGCCTACTGTGTGTTCCAATCTTGCCAGTTCTCCTCTGACATTCCACCCAGGATTTGTTACATGAGGTGAGTCGAATGGTGCAGGAAAAATGTTAAACATCAGCAGTTTTACACTGTTAGCCACTGCCCAGTTATGAAAGAATTCTGTGGTTGTCCAATAATTCATTTTCCAAATGTTTTGATTGTTGCTATGCACATGATAGTGCTTCACAAATGCTTCCCACTCGTGCCCTGGGTGTACAGTATGATTGTGCACGTAATTTGCGTTGCTTCGCCACCAACTCTGTCTTGAACTTTCAGTAAGTCCTATTACCAGCAAGGTGTTGTCAAAGTGTGTTTGCTGTTGGGCCCATTGTGCAAAGTCCCAAACAGTGCTTTGTAAACTGCCTCCACTGGTGCCACAGTTCACCACTCTAGCACTGTCATATTCAATGCCCAGGCATTGTGCAAGCTGACCTATTAGACAATTTTGTTCTCGGTACAGCCAACACTCTTTAGATTGGTCCCAATCAATTAAGCCATCACCGTGAATCCAACTGTCGCCAAATCCAACAATGCGATTAATCATCGATACAGTATTTGCGAGATTTCGCCTAGGTCAACAGTGACTTCTGGAGATACCACATAGCCTTGTCCGCCGGTGAGCAGTGCAGCACTGCTCACACTTTCGCCAGTAACACCAGCAGTACCATTGGCGCCAGTTCCTTGTCCTGAGATTTCAACTCGCGGACTGGCAGCTAGATATTGATCTCCGCCGCCTTGCACATTTAATTCAGTGACAGCACCATTGCTCACGCTTGCTGTAACACTAGCACCCTTGCCGTATTGATTGATTTCGAATCGAATGTATTCATGATAGCCTGCAACATTAATGTAGTCGCGACTGTTCTGATTAGTGTATACAGTTTGACTGCCTATGTCATACCAAGGTCCCAGCTGGCTGTCACTGCCCTGTGCTTTGATGTTGCCCGAGAAGTTGTCAAAATCAAACTGAAATGTGTGCAGGTCTCGTCCACCGGTGTACGCTATGCTGGTGTGCACTCTGTTTTCACTTTGTTTGTCCTGCACAGTGTAGTCCGGAACGCCCAATGATTCACTGGGCAGGAAATCCGGATACACGCTGTCCACTATGTCAGCAACGCCTCTGCCGCCGGCATAGTCATCCACAAACACAGCTTCGTATAATTCTGCGTTCGATCGTTCAAGACTCCAATTTGCTGGTTGCGCTTCGACAGTGTCCAGTTCCGATTCAGTGAGTGTTACCTTTGCTCTGCCAAATGTGCTGTTGAGTGCTACTAAATCTTTGCTGATCAACACTGAGCCGCCATCCTGCGACATCAAGTGAAAAGTTATAGTACTACCCGAAATATTAACAGGCTTCTGGTCTTGATTGATAAATTCAAATAGTATCACATTGTCAACACCACGATTGATTTTTAAGTTCTTAGCGTACACTGGTTGCCATCTCCGTTTGAAGTATGCACCACTGCTGTCCAAGATTAATACAGTTTGTTTTTGCTGATATAAATATGCAGTGGTAGAATACATGTATAATAAAACTCCAATATAAGCTATTTATGGGCCCAGAAGTATTTAAAAAATTAGCTGAACGCTATCCCTTTATAACATTTTGCACCTATGCCGGAAACGAGTATGTGGGTGTTGTACAAAATCAAGACAATCTTGTAACAACCATCTATGACTTTGGCAGCATTCAGGATGCTGAAGCTAAGACACGCTTTTTAGATCTGGCCAATGTTTGGTGGTGGGAGAGCAACCGTAGTGTTCCTATCAATATATTTCTCAAAAGCGAATGGGAAGAATTTAGACCGTATCTAAAAACTTTTGTGAATAAAGACTTGGATATTGTGGTAGGTCCGGCAACCAGTCTAGCAGAGCTAAGTCGCAAAAAAACCAAACGTCGCAGTATTACTCTTGTTCGCAAAGTAGATTGAT